TACCTAACTTTGTTTTCTCTGCTGTTGTATAATCGTTTGTTGAAAGTCCTTTTCCATTTTCTTTAGCAACAAATTTGTTACTTATCTTTTGTTTTACATATAATAATCCATCATCATCTAAATATTTTTTTTCACTCATTTTTTAATTCCTCCTATATAAAAAAATTAGACATATTAAATGCCTTTTACCAATCTCCAAATATTGCTTCTAACTCTGTATTAGTTATACGAGTGTCTGCATATTCTCCTTCTGGCTGTATTCCTAATTCGTCTAAACTTCTATTGTCTATTAATGTAATATTATTAATTTGTGGTTTATTTTCAAGATTGTTATAATCCTTCTCTGTAATAGTTCTCGTTGCTTCATTTTGTATGTCAATATCTATGTTGTCATCTTCTAATTCAATTACTATCTCTTCCAATTAAACCACCTCATTTAAAGTAAATTTTTTACCTATTGCTATTTCGCCTATGACCTTTTGCTTTGGCTTGTTTCCATTATAATAAATAGTTATATCATAGCCATATTTGTAAGTCATATTCATATTCTTCGTATCTTCACTATTTATTTCAATTTCATATTTCTTTGTACCTTCATTGAATGTGATTCCATTACCTAAAGATTTTTGAAATATATAATCTTTGTCAGTAGCATATTGCCTTACTGTCATAAACATTAGATCGTTATCATTTAATTTTATGTTCTCCCCATTTTCTTTCAAGGAAACAGAAAAAAGCAAGTAATCTTGCTTTGGTAGTTTGATGTTATATTGTTTTATACTCATTTTATCCCTCCTCAAAATCAAATGTTTCTATTAATTCAAATTTTAATGTTCTTCCATCTATTGATGCTAAAACTTCTTCAGCTTTTTCCGCAAGTTCTTGCATATCTTCTGGTACATTTGCTTGGTCTGTTAATGCTGGGTATGGTAATTGGTATTTAGTTGTTCTTCCCATCTTAATTTCCTCCCTTGTTTAATATTTGTCTATATTCATTTTCTTTAATTTCTGCATATAAATTATTTATATACTGATTATAAATATATGTTGTTGAAAGTTTGGATTTCTCATCCGCAATGTTTATCGCAATAGCCCATCTTTTAATATCTGTATAATTTATTGTTGTTAAATTGTCCCAAGTTTTAGTTTCATACTCAATAGAATATACCGCTGTCAAATTTTTTAATGCTTTTTCTACTTGCTGTAAATATTCGCAAAATAAAAAAGAACCGATTATTTAGTTCAAATTCAATATCACTAAATCCTAGTTCCTCATCCAATTCTTTAATTTTTTCAGCTATCTCTGTCATATAATCTTTAGTCAATATATCCAAATCTGTCCAATCTTCTCTAATCATTATATGCACCTCTCAATCCAATTTTATAGCGTAATGCTCCATCATATTCCTGTTCAATTTTAGTTATTATAGCTTTAACTACCAACATTTCGTTATTTATAAAAATATTCGTTTCTAATTCTATAATATCTCCTAATTCATAAGTGAATGTGTCATGAAGTTCAACTTCATAAATAAATTCTCTATCATACTTATCTTTTATCCATTCGAAAATTCTTTTTGCCAATGCTGTATTTTGGATACATTCGTTTTCTATCGTATAACAGTCTGAACCATTATTGTCATAGTCATATAGTATACTAGTATCTTGTAACTCGGTTTCTTTTGCCTGTATTTTTATTGTAACTTCCTCTTCTTCATCACTTTTTGCATTATTCCAAATAGCTCTATCTTCAAGAATTGTTAATTCATTGGTTATATCTTCTTCAATATTTTTACGTATCAATGTTGCTGTATATGAAGGTGCTGTATGTTCTTTTTCATATTTTATTGAGAAATTAGTAGGCTCTGTTAATAATTCCAATGTTTGATTTGCAACATAACCCTGCTCTCCAATATTATTATAATATCTTTTTATTTCTATTGTTTTAGGTTTATCTATTTTTTCAATAGTAGGATTCTCAATCATATTTTCCATAGATACATAGGCAACTATATTCTTATTATTATAAAGAATATCTTTAATTATTATATTATTATCTATATCTTCAATTGCATTAGCTCTAACTGCAAGAGCCAGTTTTCGTATTCCTTCTGTCTTTTCTATTGTTCCAAATTGTGTCCTTAAAGAAATATCTCTGTTTATGATATTATCATCAATAACTAAATGTGGCTCTTCTTTTAGAATATTTTCAATATTTTTCTGTTCATAAACATTATAATTAAAATCGACATTATTATAATTCATTAATCTCCCTATTCCTACTATACTAACTTCTAAGGAGTTTTCTTCTTTTTTTGGTTTTGTTGCAATATATTCATCTGTTTTTACATAATACATAAAATTATCTATTAAACATCCTTGCTCTAAACATATCCTACTATTACTGTTAAGATTTGCTAACTTACCTTTTGGCTCAAATATATTATATTCACCCTTTGGATCTTGAACTACCAGCTCTATTTGTTTTGAAGGTAGACTCTCATCTATTAAATCAATTTCTTTTGTTGTATTGAACTTTACGATATTTTCATCTGTATATTCTAATATTGTGCCTAAATACATACAAATAATTTTAGCTCTAGCATTTTGTGCTGACCATCTATATATTATCACTTTAACTTGTAACTCTCCATTACCTAAATGAGGTAATTTTTCTTTTGCAATAGTATATGTTGTATTTGTATTTCGTGATACTGATATTGTCAATTCATCATCATCTGTCTTTAATATAATATCAAAGTATGTAGCATATTCGTTCCTTTTCTTTGAAAATACAATATTCAAATCATCTAATTCAGTACATTGGAATTTCCATTCAACATACGGATTTTCGCTTTCTTCTATTCCTAATAATGAAACATAACTCTTGTTTAATAAGCTATTGTATTTATCACCAATATAGCTATCATAGTCAATCTGTTGACTATCACCAGAAAACAAGTAATTAGAATACCAACCATATTGATTATTTCTAGCTTCTTTTGAAGGAACTTGAATAGTTCCATCTAAGGCTATTCCATTTCCTTCAAAAATTGAATAATTACCAGTTTCGTATTGTATGCCATCATTTAGCTGTCTTATTATCTTATCTTCTCCATCAGAAACTGCATATTCATTTTCTTCTAACATTGGTTCGATTTCCGAATAATTATATTTATGATTTATTAATTCTGGACTATTTAATATACTTATTCTACTACTTACTGTTTGAGTGTCTCTCATTGTATTTATAAATTCTTGAGATGTTTCTATCATCAATACGCACCTCCAGTATATTTATCTGCTTTTATTTGAATAAAATTAAGTGATACACCAGTCCAGTCTTTTACAGTACCATCGCTATTTAATTTATTTGCACTTGCACCAATATCTCCAGCATACATTGTTTTTGTTACTATCTTTCCTGTTGAACTAGGAAATTTGCAAGTGAAACTTTTTAAGAATTTGATATTTGTAAGTTGTGCGTATTGCTCTGCTGTTAAATAGTCCCACTTCATTTCAAGTTTCCACCTACAGCTTATTATTTTTCTTACTACATCTCCTAAAGCATTTTCTGAACTATCCTCACGCAAATTTGGTGTTGGATTATAGCTTGATGGAGTAGGTATATCTACTCCATTTACTTTTATCATTGCCATTTATACCTACCCCCTTTGTAAAATTGGTTTATAACCTAATCTTTTTGCTTCACTATCAAAGTCCCAAATTGTTGCTCTTGCTAATGTTTTTCCATTAACTTTCAATTCTGCTTCTCCTTGAACGTTTATATTATTCATTCCTGTTTCTTTTAGAATTTTTCTAAACGTATCAGCCATAACATTTTGAGGAGTTACAATTTCTGGATTTCTTTTTGCTCCTGAATATTCTCCCACCATAGCTATTGTAGGACTATCTATAATTCCACCTTTAGCTAATCTTGGTAAGCTTAAAGGAGCTATTGTATCTATTCCTCCTCCAATCGGAAGTTTATTAATTAAATTAATGCCTCCATTTATTAGATTTATTGCTCTATTAATAGTTCTTTCAACTAATGTTATAACACCATTTATTCCTGATTTTATAGAACCTGATATTGCATCTCCAATTCTTGTACCTAATGCACTAAATGTATTTCTAACTGTATTCCATATTCCACTAAAGAAATTTCCTATATTTCTAAATATAGATGTAATTTTGTTGTATGCTGTTTGAAAAGCATTAGTTATTCCATCTTTTATGCTATTCACTTTATTTACTATATTGGATTTTATATTATTCCAAATATTAGATGCTATATTTTTTATTGAATTGAATATATTTGAAATTATTGTCTTTATGGCATTAAATACTTTTGTTATTATATTTTTTATTATATTTGTTACTTTATCAATAATAGTTTTTATTCCATTAATTATTGTTGTTATAAACGTTTTTATAGCATTAAATATTCCAAAAATAAAGTCTTTTATTCCATTCCAAGCTCTTTCCCAATCCCCCGTAAAAATACCTATTATAAAGTCTAATACCCCTGATAATGCATCTATTACATAACCAATCGATTTTATTATTTCTTGTATTACAGGTATTACTGCATTTAATATAAACTCAACTAATGGAGATAGTGCTTTTAATACTGTACTTATTGCTTCTACTAGCTTCGATATAAAGTTTAGTAATTTAGAAAAAGTTTCTTTTCCCCCATTTTCCCAAACTCCCTTTAATTTAGCCGTTAAGAGTTCAAACCAACTAGACAATGTCTTTAATATTTCTATTACATTATTTGCAAAAGTCTGGAAACTATCACTTGCTGTCCATTCTTCAAATGTTCCTACTGTTATTTTAATAATATCTAATATATTATTGAAACCATTCCACATATTTTGTATTATTTCTGTTCCACCATGATTTTGCCATGCTTCTTTAAATGCTGTATTTATATTTCCAATAATATTAAAAATGGATGTTAGAATTTCTAATATTGTGCTAACTGTTTTTTCACCTGTTCCATTTAGCCATACTTCTTCAAAGCTTTTTCCTATTGTTTTTAAAAGTGCTAATCTACTCTCAAAAGCATATTTCATACTATCTAATAGTGGTTTTCCATATTTCTTCCATGATTTTTTTATAGGTTCAAATAAAGGTTCTAATTTCTCTTTAATACTATTTATCCAATCTAGCATCTTACTATCTATTTGAGATAAATCCATATTAGGTGCGACAGAACCACTATCAGAATTACTATCACTTTGTATATTATGTATTTCATCAAAATCTGCCAATTTTTTCGTTTCTTGTTTAGCCTTCTTTGCACTTCCTGCCACACTCTTCATTGATGAAGCCGTTGCTTTAGCAAATATATTTACACCTGTTAAGGCATAAGCGACACTTTGTATAGCTTTCATTAGCTGATATACTAGATTAGTTACAAATTGAATAACTGGAGCTAATGCACTTCCCATAGCATATTTCATATATTCTATATTTGCACTTAATTGTTTAGCTTCTGCATTTTGACTTGATAGCCATGCACTCGCACTTGAACGTAATGCACTATATATGGCTCGTATTCCAAATAATGCTCCTGCATATTTCAGAATATGACCAAGTCCTTGTCTTACACTTATCCCCATCTTCTTTATATTATTTGTTATATTTTGTGTCAATTTGGGCATAGTATAAAAATGTGATTTCATTCCACTTATTGATGTTTTTGCTTGTTCGATTTTCCCTTTAAAACCACTAAAAAAACTACTCAACTTATTTTGACTAGTAGCCGTTTGTTCTGTCTCTTGTCTTAATTGCGACATCTTATTTCTTGCTTCTGCTAATTGTTGATTATACATTTCTATTTCTGTATATAGTTTTTGAGCTTGATTATTAAGTGCTGTAAAATCCTTATTATTTGATAAAGCATTATCCACTACTTTGTCCATCGCTGAACTATTAGGTTTTACTCCATCTGGAGTTATTTGCTTTCTTGTACTATCGACTATCGAATCTATTTGTGGATTTATCGCATCCAATTTTAGTTGTCGAGCATTTATTTTCTTTTGTAGGCTTTCTATTTCTTTTTCTACCTGACTTATTTGTTTAGAAGCTTCTTTATTATTAACTTTAATCGCTATTTCGTTGTTTTGTGTAGATTTCTTTAGGTTATCAATTCTCTTTCTTACTAACTGAAATGCTTGTTGAAGCCTATTAGACATCTTTTTTGTATCTATTTGTTCCATACTTTTTTGTGCTACTTCGACTGCTTCTGTTACTTGCTGTTTAATCTGTGGCATAAGTTTTTTTAATTCTTTTAGAGCTGGTTCTATACTAGCACTTACTATAATTTCTAATTCTTCTACTGTCATTTGCCCCTCCTTTCTTGCATAATAAAAACACCTACATTTCTGTAAGTGTTTATGTATGTCTCTATTTTGAAATTTCAGTAATATCCAAATAATATCCTAAAACTTCTCCTACATTTGTTATTTTTCCTTTTACAATTATTTTTTCGTCTTTTGTTAATGTCTTTATAATTTCTTTTTGTTCATTATTCATTATACTACAATGAACTCCTACCATATCGAAATCATCTGTTAGAGATAATAAACTTATATATTTCAAATCAGAATCAATCGTTCCCAATCTTCCTGTTATTTCTAAATATTGTCCATTGTAAGTATCTTTTGCTGCAGCTGCATTATTTTCTAACGCATTTTCCAATTCATCAATATTAACAGCCTTATACTCTATTGAACTATTGACTATTTCTTGTGATGTTGAAGTATTTACAGTATTATTTTTTTCTGTTCCTCCTGCTCCTACTATAACTCCTAAAACAATAACTACTAGTATAAATGTAACTACTTTATGCTTTAGAAAAAAGTTTCTTTGGTCTTTTCCACATTTAGGACATGTTTTAGCTCCCTTACTTATTTCAGTTCCACATTCCTTGCAATTTTTCATTGCCATAAAAAATTCCCCCTTTTATTTTTGTTGTAAAAATATCAAATTCATCCATTTTTTTGTAATCATCTACAACTTTCGACAACAATTTTATTTTTACTATTATATAATATTTCAAAACAATGGGATTGTCTGTATCTCATTTATGCTACAAAATGTCATACATACATATTACAAAATATTATTTATAATAGTATTTTAAGGAGTGATACTATGAGTAAGTTTAAAATACCAGTTATACCTTCAACAACACCTCGTTCAATTAGATTTCCTAATGACTTAATAGACGATGTTGAAGATGCTATTCGAGGCAAAAACTCAACTTTTAGTGCTTTCGTTGTAGAAGCTACTAGAACTATCGTTAATGAATTGAAAGAAGAAAATAAAAACAAAACTGATAGTTTGATTGATAACTAACAGTTATTATTGATGCCTCATAATTTCTCTCATTCTTCTTGCTATTTCTTGTGGAGATTGTGGTTTTTCTTCCTTCTTAGGGAATAATTTTTCAAATGTTTTTTGAAGTGGAAGTATTTTAGGTCTCTTGTTACTCATTGCATCTGCCATTATGAGTTTGTCTGTGACGGCTTCTTGCAATCTTATTTGTTGCCTAAAATCATCCATAATATGACATAAATTGCTTTGAGTAAAAAGATTTATTTCTCTATAGGTACTATTCCAAAATTCATTTGGATTCATTGAAAAATAATAACATAATGGCTCTAATGCGTAAATTAAATCTATCAAATTACTAGAGCCTTTTATCCTTTCTATAATATCATCTAGGCTTGAAATCCTTGAAATTGTTCCTCTGCTACTTTGCTTATCGCTTTCTCTGCTGATTTTTGTACTAGCTCGTTCATATTCATTGATGATAAAGGATTTAATATCATTTCTTCTAGTTCTTTCTTGCTCATTTTCTTCATGAAAAAACCCTCTTCATTTATGACCTCTGTTAGTTCTTTTGTTATATCTTCAAAAGACTTTTTGCTTTCTTTTTTATAATCATCTAAGAAATCATAAACTTCTTCTGAATTTGTAAATGACATTTTACCTTCGTTATCTTCTGCTAGTATGTATATTATCTTTGATATTGCATCTAAATCGTTTCCTTGAATTGCTTTAAAATAAGCATCTTCAAAATTCTTGTTTTTTAGTGAATTAGCTATCTTCACTATTTTCCTTGTTTTTAGTACTAAATTTATTGTTTTATTTTTTGTTTGTAGTTCCATATTTTTATCTCCTTTGCAAAAGAGAGGGAGATTATTCTCCCTCAATATTATTTGTTTCTTCAACAGTATTTTCTACTTCTTCAACATTGCTAGTACTTTGACTAGCTTGCACTGGGAAAGCCTTTGCTTTCTTTTATATCAGTACTTCTATAAATTGTAACTTTTGATTTTAACATATCATCAATAGCTATTTCGCTCATTCCTACAAAGCATGTACCTGCAAAATAGAATGTAAGTGGTTTGCCACTTGTTGTTGCTGTTTCTTCTGGTAATTGGATTGCCCAATATCCATTTGTTTTTTCTGTTTCTATTGATTTTAGTTCATCATATTGTTCCTCTGTGTATAAGAACTCTATTTCTAGATTTTCTGCTTTCTTTCTTCCTTCTGCTTGTCTTTCGTCATCTATATCTAAAGCACTATAATTTATTCCTTCTGGTGCTGTTAAAAACTCTGGTATATTTTGTACAAAAGCTATTTGTTTTCTTTTAGTTTCATCACTTAAATCTGCTAAAGTATCTGCATGAAACACTTTAGTTAACATACTTGTTTTTGGTTCTGACATCGCCAATATCCTCCTTTTAATTTTATCTTATTATTTGAAATGCGTTAGTTAATTCATTGTAATTCACTTCATACGTTGTAGTAACAGCATATTTCTGCACTATCGTGTCATATAAGCATAGACTTGTATTTGTTCTTATTAAGTTTTTCTCTAATAGTTTTTCGTCTGTTATATCAGTCATTTCCATTGTTTCTCTTTGTTTATCTGCCCAATGTTTTATTGATATTTGAAATCTATAAAGAGCTTTTGTTCTAGTTGTACTTTTTAAAGGAGTATTAAGTTCTCTACATGGATATTTACTTGTAGTCTTAGGATTAGTAAGTATTACTTCATCTCCTAATTCAGTCAATTTGTCAAACATCAAATCTGAAAATTCTTTTATTCCTAAACTCATTTACAAGCCTCCTTTAAAAGATTTTTTATATTTTTTTCTACTCTTTGAATGTTCTTATCTCTAGTTTGAAATTCTGCATCTGTCATAAAATGATTAGATTTCACTCCATGAGCTAAATAAAACTCTGAATCATTGATAGTTATTATTGGATAATTTAAGGTTCTATCAACTGCTGATACTGGAATAAACCACTCCGTATATCCACTTTCTATAAAGTGTGTCGTAGTTCCTATATGTTCCATTTCTGCATAAGCACCTGTTCCCCAATGTTCAAACATAAAAAATGGAAAAGCTTTCACATCTGCGTAAACTCTTCCCTTTATTTCATTATTTGAAATATCCACTAACTCACATAGTATTCCGTCATCATGGTGTCCTTTTTCTAATCTAACAGCTACAGACCTTGTCTCTTTCAATATATCTTCAACACTCTTCTCTATTGTCTTAGGTAATCCTTTAATTATTGTATTTATTTTTTCATTAAGGCTATTTAGACCTTTTATTTTACAACTAATCTTGACCATTATATTTCTCCAACCTGTACACGAATGTACTTCCTATTTTATTAATGTCCATAACTCTATATTCTGGTACAAAATTTTCCTCTTCTGATATATCTGTTAGAGATATTCCATCGCCTTTAGATATTTCATAAGCTTGCGTTGTTCTAGCCTTATAAATACTATAATCAACTTCTCCTGAAGATTTTCTATCAAGTTCGTTGACATCTTGTTGCATATTAAAATAAGCAGTTAAAATATAATGCCATGTCTTTGAATACTCTCCATAGTTATTTATTTCCTCTGCTCTACTTACATATACTTTAGTTAAATCTCGCAATAACATTATTTGATCCTCCTTAATCCAGATTTTATAATGTCATTTCTTAATTTATCTTTAATATCTTCATACGAACTTGATATACTTCCTTCTCCTCGACTTTGTAATCCTTCTGCACCTCTTGATAAATACTCACTTCTTACGGCTTTCTTTATATATGGAAATAATCTTACATCATCTGAATTTCTATTAGAAATATCACAGGCAATAGAAGTAATATCATCTATTATATCCTGTAATACTTCATCTGTATTATCTATATAATTTGTTCCTAGATTTTCTTTTATTTTTTCTAGCATTCTATTGCCCTCCTTGTTTATTTTTCTTTAGCCTTCTCTACCTTTTCTTCTTTTTTTGTAGTTTTCTTCTCTTCTACTATTTTTAATCCTATAGTTGTAGCCATAATCTTCCTCCTATGCTTTGTGGTGTAAGTAAATACCTGCAACTTTGTTTTCATAAGCATCTACTAAACCATATTTTCTATATTTTTGCATCCAAGCATCAGAATTTTGGTTAGCTTCTGGTGTAATTATATTTGAAGCTATATGTTTGTTATATTTTAATACAGCTGGTTTATGAACTACCATAAAGTTGATGTCTTTACCTGCTACATCACTAGCTCCACTAGATACATGTTTTCTATATCCTCCTGCCTCTTCTCCAGATGTTTTACCATCTAGTAAATCAATTGCAGTATAGAATCTGCTTTGTGGTACTTTAACTATTTGTGCAAAACCATCTAATAATTCTCTTGATTTAGTTGTATCAAGCGCTTTAATACTAGATAATAATGTTGGTGTTATAAATAGTATTCTTTGTTCTTCTGGAACTTCGTCTTCATCCATTTGGTCTAATGCTACTTTTAGTGCATCCATTACATCAGAACCTGTTGATAATGTTGCTCCTGTAGCTACTTTTGATATTCCAGATATTCCTGCTAATGTTGCAAATGTAAAAGCATCAGCTTCTGGAGCGACTTTTACTCTTAAAAATTCTCCTGCTAATCTTCCAAATGCTACCTCTGCTGTCTCTTCGTTATCCATTGTATCTACTTCGAACTTTCTTCCTCTGTCATAATTGAATGTAACTGTCTCCCATGTTAAGTTTACATCTCCTTTTGTGTATCCACTATTTCTTGAATAGTCTGCTAAACCGTCCATTGATAGTTTAGGTATTAATATTTCATTTGCATTTGCTCCTTGTCTTGCTGTTGAAGCATCACTATCTAATACTGATGTTAATGATGCTTTCTTGTATACCTCATCTAATAAAGGTATATAACTTTTTGATAATGTTATTGTATTTGCCATTTTTTATTCCTCCTATTATTTTATTTCTAATCCCATCGCTTTTCTAAGTTTAGCTTCTGCGGAACTTTCAGAATTTTCATTTGATGGGTTATATGGTGGTTTTTCTTTTGACCACTCATTTACAGCTTTTTCAGTTATTCGGTCTTGAATAGACTTAATAAGCTTTGTTTTTTCTTGTAATTGCTCTGCTGTCATATTTTCATAATCAAATAAATTTAAAAACTCTGGATCAAATGCTGTGTCTTGAGTTGTTGCTATTTTTAAAGCTTCATCTTTTAAGTCTCTAGCATTTAACTTCTTTTGAGTTTCTTCATTTAATTTTTTTTGTTTTTTTAGCTCATATTGAAGTTTTTGAGTTTCGTTCATTTGAGCTAGCTTTTCTGCTTCTGTTTTTTCAGCATCTTGTTCTAATTCCCATTGTTTCCTTGCATTTTCAATAGCTGTTTTGTTAGAACTTGATATCCTAGTGTCTAAAAAAGATTGAAGTTTCTTATCAGTTTTTATAAGTTCCTCATAATTAACTTCTTTGTTTTGTTCTGCTCCCTCTTGGTTCTCTGCCCCTGAGTTAGCATTATCTGGATTTTTATTTTCTTCGTCCATTTATTCCTCCTCGCCCCTTTAGTACTCTGCCTAAAGTTGCCATTAAAAATATTTTGTTTATTCTGTTTTGCCTAACTACAAGAAAAACGGCATTAAAAAAGACACACGTCTGTGTCCTTGATTTATAATTATAAAATGTTAATAACTTATTTATCTTCTTCCTGTTCTTCTTTATTGTTTCCTTTACTTCCTATTAAAGCTAGTGCTATTATTGTTATACATATTATTCCTATTATTTGTACTACTGCTGACATTTCAACACCTTCTTTCTAACTAATACATATTTTGTTTTTTTTTGCATAAACTATTGATTATTACCTTAATTTATAGTATAATTAAAGTAATAATATTATTGTTAGAGGTTAGGTTTGACACCCTTGTGTCGGAGTTAACCTCTTTTATTTTCTTTTGTATATTTTGATTACTTCATCGTTTCTTATTATAATCAATGTTTCTACCCAACTTCTGTGTCTTGATTCATATATACTTTTTACTTGTTCATTTATATCTGAAGCATCAAATTTTGTCTTATCTAAATCTATCACAAAATTATGTGCTTGTTTTTCTTTTCCTTTTAAAACATTATAAAATGTATTTTTGCTTTCTCCTTTTAATTCCTTTAAATCAAATCTAATTCCATTTACTAAATAATCTGGTGTTTTTATCCCTTCAGGCTTGAATACTTTAGGCAACAATTTGATATTTCCTCCATATATTCTACCTAGCAACTCTGCAACTTTTCTTTCCTTTGCTGTTGGGTTAAATACAACATGTTTACCATCTACTTTATATCTATTATTATTTTTATCTACAAAATACTGCTGTTCTTCTAAGGCATAATTGTTTATCTTTTTTGATAATTTTTGAGTTATATCTTCATAATTTAGTTTTATTGTTTTATTTATTTCCTCTTCTGATATATTAACTTTATACGTAATTGTAGAATGACACCAATGAAAATGATGTCGTATTGGTGGAAGATTTATTCCTAATACTAATCCTTTTACTTTTATTCTTTCTAGTTTTAAATCTTTTGATGTTTCCCCATACCATCTATCAAACTCATTCCAATCATCAATATTAAATATCATTCTATCCATATTAGAACACATCATTGTAACATGGTCACATTGGTCAGAAATAAACATACATTTTGCTTTATTATCTATCCTTTTAATTCCTTCAATTTTTGCCATATTGTTTATTCCTATTAGTGTTAAATCTATATCTCCACTTTTTACTTCTCCATCTCTTATATTTAGCTTGGTATTCTGTTGTTTATTTATTATATTTTGGTATATATCATTTGTTATATCTAACTCTTTTTGTTGCTGTAAATCTATTATAGCTTGTCTGTATATTTGGTCTGCATTATATTTCAGTATTACTTCTATATACTCATTCCAAACATATCCTTTGCTATTTGGCATATCTAATAAAGCCAAAAAAATAGCATCAGGAATAACTGATGCCTGTTTCTGCCTATTTTTATGTAATGTTTTATTTACTTCTTCTTGTCCTTCTTGATAATAATAATTTGCTACATCTTTAAAAGTATTTAATTCTATTTCATCAAGTTTGTTTTGTTCTTCTATGTACGCACTATATATTAATAACTGTAATATTTCACTATTCTTTACTCTAGTTCTATTCTTTATATTCTTGGCTAATAATCCAAACTGTCCAGTTAATAATCCTTTTTCTTGCCATTCATCTATATATGTATTAATTCTTCTTTTGGCTTTACTATCTGCTATATTATATAAATTATCAAAGCTTATATCTATACTATCAAATATTTCCTGTAGTCTATTTTGTGTCTGTTTGCTTGTATTCTGGTATATCTTTTTTAGTTTTATAATTTGTTGATTGTGGTAATCCCATGTCATCATTGCCACCTTCTTTTATTTCATATTGTTCATTCCCTGCTTTTTTTATATTTTCTAAATTCTTCTCAATATTGTCTTGATTTTGATTATCCATTTTTTCTATTTCTGATATTACATCTAAATCATCTGGAAGCATATCAATTATACTCTCATCACTTAATAATCCTCTTAATTTCAAAGCTCTATCTGTTTCTGTATATTTATCTGTTGGAAGATTTCTTTGTAGATCTATTTTTATATTTCTGAAATCATACTTTTTATTTTTTCTTTTATTTATTCTATCAATTATTGTTTCCCATCTCTTTAGCATTGCTTTCTTGAATTGTTTATCAGCTGATGTTATCATCTGTTCTAATGCAAAGAACTTTCTATCCAATGCTGAAGCATTATCAGCTGTTGTAAATCCTAAATCTGTTATATTAGGTACTCCACTAATCATTGCTATCAAATCAACTAATGTCTTTTTATGATTTTGTAATGCTGTATCTTGTACTGTTTTTTCTACCCAATCTATATCTCCTGTATTATCTGGTGTATAAAACACTTTTGCTTTTAATAATGTTTCATCAAATTTCTTTCTAGCTGGGTTTTCAATCATTTTAGGATTACCTTTTTCATCAACTAATGGATTTCCTTCTTTATCTGTTTCTTGGATTAATGTATTTTCATCTGGTTCAAATCCTGTTATTTTTAATTTTGCTTCATCATTATATTGAAATGTATTTCTGCTATTTTGGATTACTCGTTCATAAGCACAAATTAAAGAGATTACCAATTCAAAACTTGATAATCCCATTTCATTTTCTATTGCTATACATGGTAGCATTGTCCATTTACTTGATTGTCTTCTTTCTTCATTTTCTTTTAACTTTTTTTCATCATTCGGTGTTGGCTCATAGTATTTCTTTCCATTTATAGTTGTTAATTCTACTATTGTTATATTGTTATTATTTCCATCTCTTTCTGTCCATCTTCTTAATTGTCCTATTTGACCGACTGGTGTAGAATAATCAAATATTCCTATTGTGTTTAATGCACTTTGTCTTGTATATACTATTTCATTTTCATCATTTTCATATAATACTTCGTAACAAGCTCTCATTCCGAAATAATCAAATGCTAATTCAAAAAATTCTGTTGCATCATCGTTATATTTACTTATATAATCAATTAATACTTTTAATTCATCTGTTTCTTTTTGGTCTTTATCATATATTTTATTAAGTAGTTGTTTAATTATATTTAATTTTTCTTTATCTGATATTTTTTCTACATCGTATATAGGTTTTTTCCCTGCAAAATAACCAGTAACCATTGAATTTATATAATTTTCAAATCCTACTTTTATTTTGTTATCATCAATACTTACTATTTCAGAGTAAGATGTTTTTCTTCGTATTCTTTTATATAAATCTTTTCTAGATTGCCATTCTGCTTCTGCTAAATTTAATATTTCTTGTACACTTTCTGGATTTTCTAACGTTTTTTCATTCCACTGTATCATTATTACTCCCTCCTAAATTATTTTGTTATAGCCAAAGCTCATTGTGTTTGGTCTTGGATTTTCATAAACACCTGTTAAACAATCTTCTGCATCATCATGTTCATTTTTTCCATCTCTTATATAATGTTTTAAATGATGTGCGAAGTCTTTCCATTTATCTTCCCAGTTAGTTGGAAAATATATATTATTCATAACCGCCGTTGAATTACTTAGTATTCTTGCTACCTTATTTTCTCCTTGATGAAACCAATGTATTTTTGTATGATTATTTTTTAGCTCTTTCAATTCTCTTTGTACATTTCTTGCAAATCCTCTTCCTCCATTGTTGCTTTCAATATTTGCATAGCCTACATTGTCTTTCGTCATCATTTTTGCTGTTTCGGGTTCTGTAAATTCCATAGGCTTTTGAGTATATAAAACATCTAATATGTAATATTCTTTGTTATATACTCCATAATCTATTGAACACAAAAAATCACTACCTTCATCAGCAGTGTCTGTATAATTCATAATATAATGTAGTGGTGGCAACTTATCATAAGTCTTAAATCCACTATATAATCTATTCTTAATATCTATAGGCTCTTGTTGATAATTAGCATATATGATGTCTTTGTTCATATTTTTAGTCTTTAATTCATAATCATCTTTACTTAGTATTTCTTCACATAGCATTGATTCATCATCTTGTATAGCTTTATAGTTAATATGTCTTACATTCTCAAAGTTTTCTAATATATATCCTGCTAAATCATTACTAGCCCATCTTGTCATTATTATAATTAACTTGAATCCATTTTCTGTTCTAGACAACATTGTATTATTAAACCAATCTATTTGCTTTTGTAATACATTCTCGTTATAGGCTTCTTGTACATTCTTAATTAAATCATCTATTATCATTAATGTACAACCAAATCCTGTAGCTGTTCCAGTAGGAGATGTAGCTAAGTAATTTGCTTGTCCACTTCCCTCTAATGCCCACTTGCTTGAACTAGCTTCTCCATATTTTATCTTTGTATTTGGGAAAATATCATTGTAAACGATTACACCTGCCGTTTTTTCTGATGCTATTGTATCTCTTACAGATTTAGCAAATGTCCCTGATAGTGTTTCATTATATGATCCAGTCATTATCTTTTCATTTGGATTTATTCCTAATATCCACTCTACAAATTTTCCAGCTGTTCTACTTTTTCCGATGTCTTGGTGGCATATTAATTACACAAATCTTTTCATTACTTTCATAGAAACTTTGTAACTGATTGCATAAATCTTTTAAAAATTTTCTATTTTCTTTATAAAAATCTGATGCCATTAAATTACAATATTCAAAAAAATCACGTTTTGCTAATTCCAAATGTGATTGTATATATATATTATCATCTATTATTTCTGCGTTCATTTACTATCTTCCTTAATTCTTCTGTTGATAGTCCTGCAAATGGATTGTTTACTTCTCCACTATGTTCTAACTCTTGTCTGTCCTTGTAACCAAACTTGTTTTTCATATAAAATATTTTAAATGTATCATTTATATCTCTTGCGTTTATTGTTGCATCTTCTAAAATATCATTGACTTTTTTATAGGTGTCGGAGTAGTATTCTTCTTGTGCATAAAAAGTATCTCTATTAATATCACAATATACACAAAATCCAGCTACATTTGGTAGATTTCTTTTTGATTTACAATCTATTACATATTCTTTAAATTTATTTATAAAATCTTCTTTAGTTTCAAATGCTCTTGCACTCATATTATCATCTCCCTACTTTATAGTGTTTTGTTCCACTCTTTTAAAATCCTCACATTTTATTGAGTTGTCTATCTTAATATGTAATTCACATTCTGTACTTTCTCTTTTACTGCATATACTACATATTTCATTTTTATATTTTTCAAATAGATTTTCTTGACTCATATATTTACCTCTAATTATTTATATACTCTAGGAAAGGAACTAATAAGCAGAATAGATAGCCACCTGCTATAAGTGTGCCGTATTTGGCGAACCTATCTATTTCGTTCCCTTCATACAATATATTCAGTAGGACGGCATACCCTACATCTCCACTTGGGTGATAGTTGCCACTTTCTATCCTTGAATATAAACTACTGTATCTTGCAAGTTGCCCTCCCTATTCCTTGGAAAGCATACAGTATTAATTAGAAAAATAGAGCCATGCTCAATGAACATAGCTCCGCAAAAGATATTTCTTTTTCTCGGCACCCGAAAAGGGAATTGCACCCTTGACTTTGTAGTGTACATATAAATTGTATTTATATAACTAGCCTACAACGTGTTTCTTTTATACACCATTCGGGCTTATATTAGAACTCGCTAGGTAAGTTCTTAATCTTATAAATTAACTCCACTAAAAGGTACATAACAATTTATTAATGAAAGGAAGTTTTCTATTGAATAACTTGTTTATATTATACTGCCTAGCTCAGTTTAATATCAATAGATGCCTATGTCGACATACGTTTCGACCTTTTCGGATATAAGCCAAATCCGCTCCATTCCCTCGCCAGTGGAGAAACGCTATACCCTTACACTGTATAGTAGCGTTAGGCTGTTGGTTATGTGCCTCCCATTTAACATCAACACCCTATTTGATGCACCTAATAAACTAATTCAATTCTATTCCTTCTATTTCTGCTCTTACTTCTAAGGTATATAAATAATTACCCATATAACTTTTTTGCTGTTTCAATATTTCTATAGAACAGCTTGGTTCAAAATCAAGTGTTCCAGCTTCATATTTAATTACCATCTTGTGAAGTTTTTCATATCTTATTTTTGTTTGTAAGTATTCAGCTTTAAATCTTTCTTTATAATCTTCACTATCCATTAATTCTATAGTATCTTTTAATTCCATTTTTATTTTTCCTTTCTTTTTTATAATTAAAGAGCCAACATTTAAAACGTCAGCTCTCTACTTACAAAAGATAATATAATAATATATTATAATAAATACTTGGTTACTTGGTCTATGAGATAGTATCTCTCTATCTGTAACCAATATCATAATACCACATTATAAAGTGTCATTCAAGGACAAAATAGGACAACTTATATTTTTTCAAATTTATTCAATGCTATTCCATGTTTCCTACATATATCTCTATAACTATAATCCATTTCACTTGCAACTGTAACTAACGACTTGCCTTGTACATAAGTTTTTTCTAATATTAATCTATATGGTTGCTCTACTTTGTTTATTTGTTCTAATATAGCCTTTTGTTTATTATCTTCTTCAACAACTTTTTCTAGAACTTCGTTTACACTATCCATTAACGTTGCTAGTTTTTCTGCCATACTATCTTCTACAGCTCTACTTCCTTTTGGCATATCCGATAATATAGATGTTATTTTAGTTACATTTGTTTTCAATTCTTCTATGTACTCAAATCTTTCCTTTATCCATTCTTGATTATGCTTGTAATCTTTTAAATCCTCTCTAGTCATTTGTACCTCCTATTTCTTTTATTAAATTATCAACAATTTTATAAGCCTCTGCTACTTTAGTCTGATTCTCAGTTTTATATCTACTGCTACTAAAATCAATTTCTTCTAGTAGCTTTCTTACTTTTTCTAATTTATCTTTCATTTGTATCTCCTAACATAAATCAAATATAATATTTATAACTGTCATAACAAGTATTCCTGCAAAATACCCATATTCAAATAAATCTTTTCTCTTTATATCTGCATAGAAGTGCAACCCTATGTATGTAAATACTCCTACTATTGAAGTTATCACTATTTTCAATATTATATATAACATATCTTTACTTCTTCCTTTCTCTGTTTAATTGCTTAACTGCTTTTATTAGTTTGTTTATTGTTAATCTATCTTCTGTTGTTATTTCTCCTATATGTAATTCTTCTATACTATCTATATCTATTGTATCTTCATCTTCTAATACCCTAATTTTGTAGTTTAAATCTGAAAAATTAGCCATTATATGATCTAATAATCTATCAAGGTCATCTGATGCTATATATAAATCATCTTTTAAATAAAATATAGTTCCAGCATAATAAATCTTTTTAGGTAATTCTTCTCCTTTTGCTATTTTATTTAATAATTCTATTAATGTTATTGTTTTATAACCTCCATTTCTGAACTGTTTCTTTATAAAATAATTCTATTGCTTCTTTACTATCTTTAATTGTTTTAGGGCACCAATAACATATTTTATCTAGTTCTTTTATACTTCCTATATTTCCACCTTTATTTTGATATTCTCTATATGTTTGTTGTAATAATACATTAGTTTTTTGTTGTATCATTATCTTAATAGCTCCTAGAACATAGTTTGCTTTATCACAACAATATGCTGAACCTTCTACTTTTCTAAAATATTCTTCAAAGAATGTTTTTAATATGTAGTCTCCATTTAATAATTGATTATAAAACCACCATTTGTCATATCCATCTTTTTCTGCTATTTTTAATATGTTATTAATAACTTCTTCTAAACTTTCTTTCATCTCATCAGCTTTACTCATCTGCTTTATCCTCCCTCTAGTAAATTTAATAATTTCATCCATTCCTGCTTGTCGCATTCATCTCCATAAGAATAGGCTTCTTTAATATCCCTTATCATTACTGATTTATCTTTTTCTGATAATAAATGCAAATTATTTGATATTATTTCACAAGTCCATTGTACTATGTAAGTTCTTCTACCTAAAGCATATCTTTCAGCCGATACTAATATCATTGATATATCTTCTTTATTTCCTTTAAAGTCTATTTTCATTTGTTAGTTATCCTCCTATATATCTAATCTTAAACTTTTCAAATATGTTTCTAATTCTCTAATTTTATTTACTAATTCCTTTAAATTGTTTTCTTCCTCTTTACTTATGAATTTTCTTAACTCCGTTTTAAAAATTCCTTTTAGGCAATTCTCTATTGATACATAATTTCCTAAATCTTTAAAAACAGGTTGTCCATAATTTTTACTTTCTTTATCTTGTACTGTTGTCTTCTCCTGTAATATATAACAGTTTGTATTTGCATTTATATAATATTTTTCATTTACTTTTATCATTATTAGTTATCCTCCTTTTCTAATAACTCTGGATTTTCATATATGTTTCCTATTACTTCATATTCTTCTTCTTGATACCATAAAGTTTCTTCAATATCATCAATTTCATCATATATATAAAACATTGCTGACATTTCACTATATTTAATTTCTCCTGTCATTTTCATTGTAGGACAATCTATTTTTATTATATCTCCGTTCATATATTTCTTTTCCATTTTTATCTTTTAGTCCTGTATATTGCATTAATTCAACTTCTTCTATTGCAAAACTTGATTGTGTATATCCTAAATAGTTTTTCATAAAGACTAGTCCTTCTTGAAAATCTATTACTCCAACATCATACATTTTCTTAATGTTTTTATGCCACATTTTAAATTTTATCTCTTTCATCTCTTATTCCTTTCTACTGTTCAATTACTGTTCAGTAACTGTTCAATTTTACTAGCACTTTCTTCCTCTTTTATTTAATTACAGGAAGTTTTTTGTGTTTTGTTCTAATATTTGTATTTTTTTGTTAATTATTGTATAATATCCTCGAAAGTGAGGTTATTATTATGATACAAATATTTGTTGTTACTTTTATAATATGCTTTTTGTATAAACTATTTAATTCTTTAATTGACTTAAGCAAAGTATACTTATTTAGAAATTATTATACATCTTTTCTTACGTCAAATAGTATAAAAATCCATGAATACAAGCAATCTTGCATAAATTTATTTATAAAATTACATATACAAGATATTGCAATCCCTGTTTCTCAACCAGTAGGCTATGGGCAACTTGCTAATTATACAGCATCATTATTTCAAAACTTTCCTGATAAAACTAATATATTTGCCCCAGACACGATGCGTTTATTCTATAATGCAGTAGGAATCTGTAAACGTAGAATTATAGAATGTTTTAGTCCTAAATACTGGATTGATTGCATTATTTTTTTACCTAAAAATATATTGCTATACCTAAATGTTTCTATTGATAGTATCCTTATAAAATTCTTTCAGCTTTTCTACTGGCTAATCGGTATCACTATAACTATTTTTTCAACAGATATTGCACAATATATTAAATTATTTTTCACGAGATAACATTTCAATAGTGTGTTGTCTCCATTTTTTTGAAATACATAATAATATATTGTCTATTAGCATCCACCAAAATAATATTTCTTTTAATATTTCCATATAATTTATTCCTCCTCTATCTTTTCTACTAATCCGTGCTTGGATTAGGTCGTACAAAATTTCATAATCATCAATTGTTAAACTCACATATCCATGGTCAGTAATTCTTCTATTCCATGCAAATATATGCCAAAAATTTTTATATTTTCTATCGCTTTTAAAATTTTCATCCATTGTAATAGTTGTCCCTTTATAATCTCCACATATTCTATACATTTCAGTTATCTTTCCTGTATCTTCATTATATTTAGGCTTAAATCCAAATTTTTCTAATTCTTTTAAATCTACATCATCTTTTATTTTTAACATTTATTGTTCCTCCTTTATAATTCCATCTTCTTTTTCAAAACAACTACAAGTCCAATTCTTGCCATCTTCAGCTAATTCACATATTGACTTTGGATATGGATAATCTGCTAAACAATCTGACTTGTCATTACAACACACATCATTTATTCTCCATCTGCATACTTCCATACTTTCTATTTCTTCTAAATATGTTCCATCTTCTTTTTGTGTTAGCCATCTACTCATTTTTTACTCCAATCTATATGCTATTGAATTAAATTGCTCGTGCGTTAGTACACCTAATAATTTTATGTGATTATCTTTAATATCTTCCTTTACTGCTTCAATCATACTTTCGTCAAATATATATGTTATATAATTTTCTCCAGTTGCATTATCTAAAACTTCTATTATATCTTTAACTTTTATTAGGTCTATTATGTTTTTGCTGTGTTTTACTATAATACTTTCTAATTGATATACTTTCCAACCACTATGTTTGCCTGCTAGTTCAACGATTTGCTCTTCATATACTAATTTTTCATTTTCATAATGAGGATAAATATTTGTGATTTTATGTATATGTCCTGCTCTAGTTCTAATCCATTCTCCAACTTCTATCATTTTAAATTCCTTTCTACTATTCTTCTAATAATGATTGTAAAATACTTATTTGTGCTTGTATATCATCTTGTATTTCCCATTCTTGTTCTTCTTTATATTCTTCATATTCTTTATTTAATTCTTCTATCTTTTCTCTTATTTTATCTTTGCTAATATAATCTTCTTCAATAAATGCGTCTATATGCCATTTACCTCTTAAACCTATAATTTGTTCTTTTTGTCTAATAATTTTACATTCTAAATTTCTTATTCTTTGTTTCTGTTCCTTATTCTTTCCCTTTTCTTTGTTATATAAATCTAAATCAACATACATTTTACAGTTATCTTTTATATTTATGTTGCTCGCAAATAGTTTTGCTGATTCTAATTTATCAAAATGTCTATACATTGTTTTAAATCCTGTTCTTCCAAATATAGTAAATCCAACTATAAAATCATAATCTTCACTCATATATCTACTCCTCTACTTTCTTTATTTTTTCAATCTAACACTTCGGACACCTCTCTTCAATACATTTTTCACATTGATAATCACATATAAAATCTTCATTCATTTTGGTCTAGTCCTCCTTGCCTAGTATGTATGTTTACATACTTAATATCTTTAAATTTTTATAATACATATTTCTTCTGTCTCCATCTTTAAATGTTACTCTTTCATTTGATTCTACTTTTCTAATAAATAAATTAGCTTCTAATCTAGGAATATTAATCGTATATCTTCTACCGTCTTTATAAATATCTTTTTTTATCTCCCATCTCCTATATCTAGAACTTTTTATTTTATTATTTTTATCGTTTCTAACACGGCCATAATTACTAACTGAATATTCAAATTGTGGAATCTTTTTCCATTGTTCTTCAGAAATCACATTATCAACTATTCCTTTTATGTACCAATTAAATTCATCAAATATTTTAAATTTTAAAATAACTTCTTGTAGTGTTTCTATTTCATTTTTCCCTGTAAATTCTTTTATTATTGTTCCTCTAATATCTTTATAATGTTTTGCAATTTCTTTTTCAGTAAAATCATCTTCAAAGTCTTTTTGAATTTCAGCTATTTCATATCTTGCTTTTAATAATTTAATAATTCCTTGTCTATGTCTTGTAATATGGCTATATAAACCTTTTTCACTACACTTTAGAAACTTTGCAATTTCATGTACATTTCCTATAAAAACACATTGTTCATTATCTTTAAAATCATATAGTCCATATTCTTTCATCTTCTAAATCCTTTCCCAAATACTTCTTCAAATCCTTTGGGTATATTTGGTATTTTTAATAAACAATCTCTGCATTTATAATCATCTACTGCTTTATTTAGTGCTTTGCAATAATAATATTTTGTTGTGTTCCCTGCTATTTTAACGTGTTTACAATTCATAATTTCATTTGCTCTCCCTCTATCCCTAAAATCGCGTATATTTTTTCTCTTGGATCTACTACCTGTTTGCATTTTTCTACTCCAGTAAATTCAGGTAGTTCTAATTTACTACAGCCTAGACACCATTCATTCTTTATAGCTTTTTCACATATTCCGTGTTAATTGTGGATATTTCATAGGCTAGTCCAATCTAGGAATATTGTTACTATATTCCATAAAATATTCTTCTTCCTCTTCTTGTCTTTTTTCTGTTGCTTTTATTTTTATATCAGGGTGTAACTCTACCCATTTTCTTCTATGTCTTGTTATACTTTCAAAACTTATTCCTTTATATTTCATTTCATTTAAAACATTCCATATTGCTGTTCCTTTATCTATTCCTGTCATCTCATTTAGTGTTTTAAATATTAAATAGTTATCATCTTCTCTAGCATATTCATCATTATCAAGTATGTTATATACTATTCTTTTTGTTCCTCTATTCATTTGTTTACCTACCTTTCCCAATTCATTTGATACTATTTCAAAATACTCTACTTTAAAATCACTTTTTAAATCATCTACATAAGTTACTTTACATTCTTTTGTTTTCATTCACTTCTCCTATTCTGAGGGTCTAACAAGTCTATATATAAATTATTTTGTTCTTCTGACGTTAATAATCCATAGTCTGCTGTTGCTTTTAATTCTCCAATTATTTGTATATATCTATATGGCTCTTTTCTGATTCGCCCTATATATTTATTAAATAAATAATTATATATATTCTTTACATTCTTGTTTGTGTTATTTTGTTGTTCTTTTGTTGTTACTTTGTTGTTATCTTTTAATTCTTTTACTTGATAATCTTCCCATTTTTCAATAGTTACAATTGAAAATTTGTTGTTACTATTTATACTAATCATCTGTAATTTTTCTAATAACTTTATGTATTTATAAATTGTATTTTCATTCATTAACAATTCTTCTGATGCTTTTTTTCTTCCAAATACAAATTGTCCTTTTTCTAAACATACTATTTGATGACCTACTAATTGTTCTCTCTCTTTATGTGTTGCTTTTAATAAACACCATATCCAAATTTTCAATGCTTTTTCATTCTCAAATATGGGAGAACTTAATAATTTTCTAAATAATTTTATATAACTTGTATTTTCCATCTCTCCCACCTTTCGTACAATTTAAGGGCAGATTTTAACTTTGCCTGCCCTCTTGCTGATTTTTATTTTTCCTGAATGTATTAATGTATGACATTTTCTACATACTTCTATTAAATTATCTTCTGTGTCATTCCCACCACTACCTTTAGTTTTAATGTGATGCTTCTCTGTTTTTGTAACTCTATTACATACTTCACATTTGCCTTTTGTATCATGTAATAATTTCTTATTTACTATCCTTTTGTTTTTAGGTAGTGGATAAAACTCTTTTGATAAATCTTTTACTATCATTTCCAACTCCTTAATAAGCTATCTATCTCTTCTTGTGATTTTGTTTCAATATTCAAGTTTTCTGCTAAATTTACTAATAATTTTATAAGTAAATTCATTTCTTTGGTGTTATATGTACTTGAACCATAATAACAATGTACTTTAACGCAATTGTCTTTTCTACATATTTCTTGAACAATAAATCCTACTCCTTGATTTTCCCAAATTCTTTTAAATGTTTGAAATGTTTTTTCTTGAACTATCATAGGCTCAAATGTTCCTATTTGAGTTATTGCATCTTTATAAATATCTTCTTTTATAAATAATGTTCCATTATCTTTGTTCATTTCTTTTGCTATCTTGTCACATAAAACCCAACAATAACTGTTAGCATTTAAACTTCTTTTAGGTCTATATTCTTTTATTTCAAATTGCTTGTCTTTTTCTTGCTCAAGCAAAAATGTTATTAGTTTATTTGATGTTCCTATCATTTAACCACCTGCTTTGTATAAACAAATACTCTTTTTCCTTTGTTATTCTTTATTGCTAATCCTGTTATTTCTTTGTTTGCAATCTGTATAGCTTCAACATAAAATTTTGTATATGTAGTTGATTGTCCTTTTTTATTTTTAGTTATTTCGTAATTCTCTTTGCCTTCTTTGTCTTTATATGGAATATATATTGTAGGAGCTGTATAAAGCTCTCTACCTATTCCCCAATTAAATCCTGCTCTTTTAAAACTATCTGATGCTTCTCCTTTTTCTGCCTCTGTAAAACTTTCTTTACCACAATCCCATTTTGTAATCCATTGTTGCTTTTGCTCGTCCCATATTGAAATACCACAATAGATATTGTTTTTTAATTCCTTATGATCACGTTGCCAATTTTCAGGTAATACTGTCTCATCTAAAATATTTTGGTCTACCCTTGCATCTTTGTATAGTAATATTGATAAATAATTTTCATTGAATGTTGAAACTCTACAATCTATTTCATTTGATTTTAAATCTCTGAATTTGAAGTCCATTGTAAAATCCCTCCTCATATAAATCTAAATAGTCCATTATTTATTCTCCAATCTTCTTTTAAATTCATTGCTTAATTCTTTATCTTTAATGTATACATCTGATTTTTCTTTATCTACTATTGCCCTCTCATAAACTAATTGCTCGTATGTATAACTTTTTATTATTTCTGAATATTTATTTTCTTCCATTACCAGTCCTCCTCGCAATAATCTTCCCAATATTCGTCATCTTTTTGTAATAGATGTTCTAAATAAGAATCGTAATCGTCATTGCTTTCTATGTAATCCCATTCACTATCTATTAACATTCTATTTTCCAACATAGTTTTTCTCTCCTTTGACATTTCTATATTTTTGTGCTATCATAAATATAGATTCATATATTTATGATATTTGATTTGAGTTAGTTTTCATTTTCAAGGTTGCAAACTAGCTCTATTTTTTTTATTTTGTCATAGCATAATAAATCTGAATTTAGTATTTTTCTTATTTGTTGTATTCTTTCTGTATCTTTAAAGTACTTTTCTGCTCTTAAAAAGTGTGTTGATGCTCTTTCCTCTACTTCAACTTGTTCTCTTAATGCTTTTCTCAAATGATACATTAAAGCTATAACACATATTGTTAATACGAATATTACTAATAAATACATTTCCTTTGTTCTCCTTTCCTATATTTCTTCTTTTAATAATTTTGATATTATTTCTAAAGCATCTTTCTTATTTACTTTTTCATTGTCTTTCATATATCCAACTGCAAATGCAATTTTTGTACATCTGTCATCTACACTTGTCCAATTATAATTTTTTATTGTATCGATTACTTCTTCCATTTGTTTGCCTCCTTCCTTGTAAAATTTTAATATTTTTTGTATAATAACCTCGAAAGTGAGGTGATTATTTTGAAACTTAATCCTGATTGCATAAGAGATATTTTATTTGCTATAGAAAGTTTATCTAAACCACATTCTTTATTAACTTCTGACCAACTTTATCAAACTTCTTTTCTATCAAAATATACAAGTGAGGAAATTTATTATCATTTACAGCAACTTGATTGGAGTGGTTATATTATTACTCCAAATCATAATAAAACCATTGATGGTACATTTATTGTAAATGATTTATCTCCAACTGGTCATGAATTTATTTCAAATATTAGACAAGATAATAATTGGAGTAAAGTCAAATCTATTAGCAAAGAAATTGGTTCTGAAACTTTATCTACTATAAAATCTATTGCAGAAAATGTCATTGCTACTGCAATAAACTCTTCTATGGGTTTAAATTAGTTTTTAAATTTTGTTTTGGTACAGATATTTTTATTGTTAACTCTACAATATCTGTATCTCTTTTTATTTCATAACCATATATATTTTTTATTTTAGTTCCATTTACCTTTATTTCACATAAACCATTGCTTTCTATAAGCTCTATAAAATCAAAATCCTTATTCATTTTTTCTTCCTCCTAATAAATAGTGTTTTGCTCAAATGCAAATATCATAAATGCTACTAATCCTATATATGCTGTTCCATATACTACTGCTCGTCCTATTAATTCGTATAGTTTCTTTTTCATATTTTGTTCCTCCTTTCTATTTTTATTTGAACTTTAACATTTTCTTGCTCTGCATAAATTTCTATCAATTTTTTAAAAATGTCTTCATAATTCATTTTCACATAAAATCACTCCTCTCTTTTTTGTCGTGTCGCCTATTCGAGTTATTTTGTTGATTTTTTTTCAACTTCTTTTGTAAAAAAAATTATCCATGCTTCAGAAGCACTCCCAATATGTAATAGTTCTATAGCATTAGTTATCTCATCACTAGAAAAATATGATTGATTGTTAAGCTTGGAACTTAATGTGTTTGGTGCCATATTCATAGCTTTGGCAAAATCATATTGAGTATTGAATACCTCTTTTATTTTCCCTTTCAATTTGTCAAAATTATACTTAACCATAATACACCTCCTTTGTTGATTTTTTTTCAACTTGTTGTAAGTATAATATCAAAGCATTTATTTTTTGTCAATACTTTTTTTGAATTTTTTTCAACTTTTTTATATTTTTTACAAAATAATATTGATTTATTTTCAATTTACCTGTATAATAATATTGTAGGAGGTGTATTAATGAAACCTGTTGATAACTTTAAAAATCGTCTAAAAAAGGCTATGGAAATTAGAAATATAAAACAAGTTGACTTAGTCGAGAAAACTAGCTTAGATAAAACTCTTATAAATAAATACCTTGCAGGAATATCTAAACCTAGACAAGAAAAAATAACACTTTTAGCAGATGCTTTAAATGTAAATGAAATATGGCTAATGGGATATGATATTCCAATGGAATTTATACCAGTAAAAAATATTGAAAAAATAAAAATACCTTTATTGGGAAAAGTCAAAGCAGGATATGATTATTTAGCACAAGAAAATATAATTGGGTATGAAAGTCTAGATAATGTATCTGATAGAGAAAACTATTATGCCTTACAGGTTACTGGAAATAGTATGGAACCTTTATTTTCCGATGGAGATATTGCCATAGTACACAAACAAGATACCTTTGAAAATGGTAATACTTGTATTGTCTTAATAAATGGAGATGAAGCTACTGTAAAAAAAGTTGAAAAAACAGAAGATGGAATAAAACTAATTGCTATGAACCCATACTATCCTGAAAGGCACTTTTCTTATAAAGAAATGAAAAACATACCAGTTGAAATAATTGGAAAAGTTATAGAAGCTAGAAAAAGAAAACAATTTAAATAAAAAGAGAAAATGTTCCTGTTTGGCGACACGACATTTTCTCTACTCATAACCACTATTGAAAGTGATTACTTTTATATTATACACTATAAAAGCCTTTATTTTCAATAGTAAATTAAAAATTTATAAAAAAATGGAGGTTTTTTATTATGGATAAAAACATATCTTTAAAATATAAGCAAAATAAAAATGGTATAATCTTTGTTGCAATATATGTTAGAGTGAGTACTGAAGAACAGGTAAAATTTGGTTTTTCAATTCAAGCTCAAATTGATGCTCTAGTTAAATATTGTAATGAACATAATTATAAATATGAAATTTTTATTGATGAAGGTATCTCAGCCTCAACAATGAAAAGACCTGCTTTACAAAGAATTTTATCAAAAATTGAACAATTTGACATGGTTTTATTTACAAAGTTAGATAGATTAAGTAGAAATGTTTTGGATGCAAATACTATAAATCAAATATTAAAAGAAAACAAGTGTGTAATGAAAGCTATAGACGAAGATGATGTTGATACCTCTACAGCAGATGGAACTTTTATTTTTAATTTAAAAGTATCTTTAGCACAACGTGAAATTGGAAAAACATCTGAAAGAATAAAATTTATATTTGAAAGTAAACGTCAAAGAGGAGAAGTCACTTCTGGAACAAGGAAATATGGTTACAATATTGTTAATAAACACTTTGAAATTAATGAAGAGGAAGCAAATAATATCCGCAAGCTATATAAAGAGTATATAAATAACAATGGAAATCTCAAAGAAACATATAATTATTTTGTAGATCATTTTCCAAACAAAGGTTATGATGCTATGAGCAATTACCTAAAAGACTCCGCATACATTGGAAAATATAAATTATATAGACAAAATAAATATCTTGATAATTATATACCTGCAATTTTAGATTTAAAAACTTGGGAAAAAGTTCAAACATTAAGAACTAGAAAAACTATAGAACGTAAGCATAATTATATTGACTTATTTTCTGGTTTGTTATATTGTAGTGTTTGTGGTCATAGACTCTCTAAACATATAGATTACAGAGTTAAAAATCCTGTTGCCAGATACGAATGTTTTTCAGTCAATAAATTTAAAGTTAATAGCACCGAACGTGTCTGCAATAATAATAAAACAATTCGAGAATCAAAAATAGAAACATTTTTACTTAATAACCTAAATAATTCCATTGCTAATTTTGTTGCTAAAGTTTCTATAGAACAATCTAGTATAATCAAAAAAGATAACTCTCAACAATTAAAACGCATACAAACTAAAATCAACAAATTAAAGGATTTATATTTAGATGATTTAATTGATAAAGATTCATATAAAAAAGACTTTGAAAAATACCAACAAGAACTAGCTAACTTAAAGGAAAGTGAAATATTAGAAGTTCCTAAAAGAGATTTATCTCACTTAAACAATATTTTAAATTCAGATTATAAAACTATATATAATAATCTTAATACAAAAAATAAAAAGAAGTTTTGGCTATCTATTATTGATAAAATTTATATAGAAAATGGCGAAATACAAGAGGTTACTTTTTTGTAACCTCTTTGCTATAACCCCTGTTCTTTTCAAATTTCTAATTGTCACTTTGTTCTGGTGCACCAACTGGGCAACATTATCAAAGTAACACTTTTTTAATTGCTTAAGTTAAATCCTTTTTTCACACCACTTTTGTAGGCTTCTATGAATTGTTTTTTTAATAATTTAACTAAAATTCTTTTCCTCCAATTTAATCCATCTTCTAATTCCTTTAATATTATATTATCCATAAACAATCCCTCCCTTTTATTAAAGGGGTTATAATTTGTTTTCATTATATTATTTATTTTGGCTTTTGTAAATAGATTTTTATTAATTTTCATAACAAACCTCCATACAATATTTTAATATAGTTATTTTAATACTTTTTTTATAAAAATGTGAAAATATTTTACAAAACACTTTAAATGTTTTACAAAAATATGTCAGTTTTTGTCGAAATATGTAAAAATATAAGAAAAAAGCCCCTCTTCCGAAAAGGCTAATCCTGTATTTAATTAATCCTATTTTATTATAGCAGTTTTAGTAGGAAAATGTTGTCGAATTTTGTTGACAATATTTTAACTTTTTGGTATACTTTGAATTGTGATTTAAGTATATTGTCCTTCAAGTTAGGTGCATAGATTAATAATTAACATCTTTGTATCTTAACTATTAGTTTATGCACCTGACTTTTCGCAAGATGAGTTGGTGCAAATACAAATGAAGGAGGATGTACATATGATTAAGGCTATTTTAGATAGTTTAATCTTTGGTGTAATGTTCTTTCGGTGGACTGTGTATACTTATAATTGTATGTGCTAAATGCGGATACTCTTTTAGATACAAGTCCAAAAAAAGAAGGTTTGAGATATACCCCAATAAGGTAAATCACAAACCAACACCTAAATCACATGAATAAGGGCTTAAGCTCTTATTCTTTTTTTATATAATAATATTATTATTAACTTTTGTCAATAAATATTACAAAAATGTAATGAAATTGTAACATTTATTTTTCTTTCTGTCAATATTATAGCACAAATTTTATGTAAAATCAATATCTAGACACGAAAAAAGAGCTAGACTGAAATTAATCAATCTAGCTTATCTCATTTTAACAATAATTTTATAGCATAGCCTTTGTCCAGAAACCTTGTCCTACACAAGTCCCATCTTGTGACAAACCATGTTGGATTTTGAAATTATGAACATCTTCTACAGTTCCACTTCCATAATTGCCACTAAATGTGTTATTATTATATCCATGATACCACAATAATGCTTGAATAAGTTTAACCATTTTGCCACTATTATCCTTTTGCCTTATAACATTTTTAGCAAAAGTCTTTGATTTATCTCCAAATCCTCCACCTGTTCTTCCGTATTCATCTGCAACAAAATTAGCACCCCAATTTTTATTGCATTGTAATTTCCATGCTAATATTATGGCATTTTTTAATGTATCATTTGCTATACCATTTACAGGTAAATTTAGTCCATACGTATCATTAAGCCATTGTTGTACTTTCTTTATATTATCTGGCTTTACAACTGGTTTATACTCTTCTTCTCCATTTACTTTAAAGGCATAAAATGACTGTGCATTTGAATAGGCTTTGAATGTATCTATTTGTACCCAGCAACTATTTCCGTTTACTTCAACTTTTCCTTGTCTTCCTAGTTGATTAAATTTTCCACTATATAGGTATGGGTCATATATCTCTATTTTATCTCCATCAGCACCTACTGCTAATATGTAATGTCCTCCAGTAGACCAAAGACTTCCTGCACCACAGGATATAACAACAAAGTAACCATCTTTGCAAGCTTGTAATGTTTCATAAGAAGATTTAACATTTCTTGTTCCTAATCCCCATCTATTTGCTACATAGCTAAATAATCCGAAATCAGTTCCTGTTGATGCTCTAAATCCATTTTCTATTGATATATCACACATAGTATTAGGATATATTGTTTCTTTACAACTAGAAACTACCATTGCACAACAAGTTGGTCCACACCCTGCACTTTTTACTGTTGCATTTGCTTTTGTAGGACCAGGATATGGATAATTAGCCCATCTTGAATCGGATTGATTATAATAAACTTTTCCCATTTCTATAATCCTCCTTCTTCTACAACTTCTATTTCTTCGTATTCTCTATTGTTAGCTTCTTCTGTTGTCATTTCTGGAATGTCTATAGTTTCAATTATTTCATCTTCCATTTTCGCACCTCCAAAAAAATAACACCAGTATTACTGATGTTTTTATATTTTTAAAGGACGTCCGAAGACATCCTTTTTTGTTCAAGAAAGTTTAGGTGGGGTGGTACTCCCACATCTCCTACATCTTTCGATGGGCTACGGCTACCAGTTCCGTCCTCAGAAACTTTCTCCTATATTATATGCTAATTATATTTTAACATACATTTTTATTTTTGTCAAAACTTATAAAAATATTTATGCTTAAAATATTTTTCTACTTTTTCATCTGCCATAATATACATTGTTCTTGCAAAATGCACATTATTATTACTTACCCTTACTGCAATTAGAACATAATCGTTATCTACTTTATATTCTTTTATAAATTCAATAGATTTCTTCTTTTCATTTCTTGCTAAATATGTCGGATTATTTATTATATCTTCAATATTAGCACCATATTTTTCAAAATCATCTGGATGCTGTTCTTTCATATGCTTTATATTGGCATCACCTATAAATATAGGTTGCTCCTTTTCATAATTTAAGTTCAATATCTCTATTACCTTTTTAGTCACTTTTCCTATTTGTTTATTCATTTCTTACTTCCTTTCTTGAACATTCCTATTATATACTATTTGTATAATTTTTTCAACTTAATATTTTTGCCATAATTATTTTTTATCACTATTATTATTTAACTTTTCTTTTAATTTATCTGGCATAGAAACTCCTAATTTATCACAATTCTCTGCTAACGAAACAATTTCCATATAGCATACATATATAATGATAAAGTACATTATTGAGCTTGTGCCAAATGCAAATTTAAAAATAAGTCCAACTATGATGTAAGCAAGCTCTGCACATTTCTTTCCTAAACCATCTCTCATTTTTGTGCTAGATACTTCATTCTTTTCCCACGCATTGTAATATCCTGTTATTATATCTAACACCATTAATATTAGTGGCACTAATATTGCCCACCATATATTTGTAAATTGTAAATTTAATAATTCATTCATATAATTATTCCTTCCTATTTAATTTTTCCAACGACCAATAGCCATATAACTTGCATTGTATGTATGAGATGTTGTATCAGCATTAATTCCCCACCAAGTTACATTGACACTGCTTTCGCTTGATGAAGAAATCTTACAACCATCAGCATATGCAATACCTGTAGTATCCTGAAAGAATGTTCTTGGTCTTTCTATAAATTGTTTAGCATATGTTGCTGTTACACCATTCGTTCTATATCCTCCTGCTGTAATTGCAGTATTTCTAATTCCTGTGAAAGTTGCAGACCCTAAACAAATCATTGTTCCATCTGCAAACATTAATGCTGTTCCATTGCTATTTGTTACTGTTTCTATTGCAACAGGCAACGCATTATTACCTGTCGCATTATTTATTAAATTTACTAAATCTTTACTCATTTTCTTTTTCCTCTCTTTCCTACCAGTTAACTGTTTCTACTAACTGATAACTTATTGGTGTATATCCTAATGCTGTTGTTACATTTGATGATGTTAATTCACTTCTTATTGTTGAACTAGATTTGTTTTCAACATTGCCTAGTCCTATATTAGTCTTTGTAATATTGACATTGCCTGTCCTGTAAGAGCTTTCATTATCGCCCTTTACTCCTGTTATTGTATTAACTTGAGCCCCACTTGCTATTCCATCTAATTTATTTTTTAGTGTTGTAGTAAAGTCATTTGTTGATAATCCCTTACCTGACACTTTGTCCACTTTATTAGTATCTAATAAATATCCCTGATAAGCACTTAATGCGTTTCCATCTGTATGACTCGATGTGGTTAAATTGTTTATCGTTTTACAATGACCATAACTTGTTGTAGTTCCAACACCGTATGTAGTTGATGTACTTGCGTGAGATGTTGGAGTTCTACTATTACTTAATCTACTATCTGTAGTATCAACTTTATTAGCTAACAATGACTTTAACTTACTCCAAAAATATGTTAGCCCTGTTTTATCTAAGTATTTCATTAGGCATTACCTCCTAATCTGCAAAAATTGTATCTATCTCTGCATTTGTTATTGCTACTAAGTCGCTTTCTTTAACATAATCTGACAAGTCTATTTCTGTGCTTCCTATCAATTCCCAAGCTGAATTAACATATACATACTCATCATATACATTATTTGTTTCTGATGTTGTTTTTGGTACAAAATAAATTGTAGTAGTTGATATATCAGAAACTGGCAATGTCTGTACTATTTCTATTCTCAATGATGATATCGCACTAATCAAATTATTAACTTCTGTTTGTGTATATGTTTCAGTCTTTTTATAGTAATTTGTTAAATCATTTACTGCATTTGTTATAAAATTACTATCGTTTGTTATATCACTTGTTTTTGTTGGTACTGTTATATCAACATTTTTATTCGCATCTATTGTTTGTGCTATTCCATTTACACTAATACTATCAATTGCACCTGCTTGTATAGTTACACTAGCTTTTTTTCCACTTATACTTGCTGATGTTCCATTGATTTCAATTTCTTCTATAACATTGACTTCTGCTCCATCTTCTATATTACCTAACTTTGTTTTCTCTGCTGTTGTATAATCGTTTGTTGAAAGTCCTTTTCCATTTTCTTTAGCAACAAATTTGTTACTTATCTTTTGTTTTACAT